CTATTAACGTAAGCAATCATCTCTTGAGTGACAGTTCCAGCATCAGCATCAATACGGGCATTAAGGTCGTCAATCTTTTGAGATAAGATATTAATATCTTCAATAGCTAAATTATCAATTTTAGCATTCAACTGTGTTACAGCAGTTCCTACTTTACTGTCAATAGCAGCATTACGATCGATTACTTCTTGATTAAGATCAGCAATTAATTGATCAGTTTTACTTGTAATAACCCCTTCAATTCTAATAAACTCTGAGTTATAGTAAGCTGCCTTCGCATCTACATCAGCTTGAACAGAGTCAATTAAAGTATTAGCAGCATCAATACGAGTATTAACTTCAGTCAATAGTTGATTCATCTGAAGTTTATTATTTTCGACTTGAGTTTCTACAATACCAGTAATGAGATTATATCTTGTATCAACAATTGTAGTGATTTCACTCATTTCAAAAGCAAGATCATTAATATCTTTCTTAGCTGCTTCACTAGCAGCATCAATTAATCCTTGAAGAGTAGTATCACCAGCAACTAACATATCAACAATTGCATCATATTGACTATGAATGAAATCATCTAATGTTTGATTAATTGTTTTTTGATTGCTAATCTCACCATTAATTTCAATAATCTTTTGAGTTAAAATACTATTTTGTAGACTTACTGTCTGTTGAAAATCGAATAAGGAATCTTTGTACTTGTTGCCAGCTTCAACAATAGAAGGTTTTAATGCTTCAATTTGTTGATTGATTAAATCAATTAGCTCTTGAGCTTTTTCATCTAAGTTTAAACCACCATTAGATATGCTAGTTTCCAATTCTAAAATATCAGAATCAATTTGAGTAAATTTATTATTAACTTGTAAAGTTAAACTATTAATAGCTGCATTTAATCGCTCGTCTTCAATTCCTAGACTAGCCAATGTTTGATTAATTGTAGCTATCTTTAAATCAAATTCATCTTTTACTTCTTGAATCTTTTGATTAAAAACTACACTATTAGTTAGATACGAATTAAAACTACTAGTGAGAAAATCAGTTAATGCGGCATATTGTTGATCAGAAAAACCTGATGCAAGAGTATTAATCTTATTACTTACATAAGTTGATAACTCATTTAAATCATCAATAATGCTTTGATCTGCTAATTCTAAATTAGCAATTTTCTGTAAAATTTCTTGATCTAAAGTATCTAAAGCCCCAAATTTAATAGCAACTTCATTTTGGAATTCTTCAAATACTCTTTTAAAAGCTTTAAAAGTCGTTTTATCTAGTTTTAGATTTAACGCATTAATAGCAGCATCGCTTAAAGGTTTTTCTTTATCTGACGTATTATTAACTCGTCCTAAACCAATAGTTTCTGCAACTAAATCAATATCTCCTGTTAAACCATTAATAGATCTAACATATGGGTCAAGAACACTTACCTTTTTAGCTAACGCTTCACGTGCTGCTTTTGATAAGGGCTTATCTTCATCTGAAGTATTATCTACTTGACCAAGTAAGATAGCTTCTTTACCAAAGTAAGTTAGAACATAATCTCTTACTTGGTCAATAGTAACATGATATAGACCTCGGCCACCTGTAGGTAATTTTTCTGTACCTACAATAAATGGAGCTTGTTCTAATAGATCTATTTCTGTTCCAATTATTTCAATTGCCATTTTAAATCCTTAAGGGAAATAAATACTTAATATACAAAAAGGCATCTACTTAAAAAGTAGATGCCTTTTATTAATTTTCTTGTTTATATTCTTTTAATATTAAATAAATTTGATCAATCTCTGAATTCAAATCTTGGATTATTAGTCCTCTTCTGTCAGCCTCAGCTGCCACTTCGACAAGCATTGTTGTACACTCGGTGAATACATTTTCATATCGGTCAACGTATTTGATGACTTCCTCTCTTGAAGCTGAGGTGTTACGTATACTACTTCTGATTTTACTCTGGGACTGCTGCAAGCTGTTAAGTTGAGACTTAGTACTATTGTACTGATCATTAAGAGCTTTAAGTTTTTTCTCATACTGTTCTTCTCTCTGTTTACTTAATGTTTGATACTCTAAAGTCATTGACTTAATTTTAATATTAGCTTTCTCTAAAGCCAGTTGATTAGCAATAAGAATATTTTCTTGTTCTTTATTTAAAGCTTTAACTTTATTATGAAGTATGTAATTATTTGTAACTAAAATAGTAAATATTAAACCTACTATAAAGTAAGCTATATATTTTAGATTTATACTGAAAAAAGGAACAATCATATCTTAAATCCTAATATAAGCTTGAAGAGCAATATTCTTAGGCCTAGTTTCGCTACTGCCAGTAGGAACAACTTGATTATTACCATTATAAGCTTGTGTAACATTTCTATACGAGTTAGCAACAGCTTTGGCATTATCTACAGGAACAACTCTATTGTCATCTCCACTAATCATTAATTCATGATAATGAGATTTAAAGGCATCTTCTTGAATTGTACCAAAACCTCGACCAGGATCAATACCAGCACCATCATCCCAAATTCTAATAAATCTACCAGAACACATAGGAACATTAAATGTGGTACTACCATCACCAGCACCAAATGTAGTACCAATGATTGAAAATAGTCTAGCAAAAGTAGTTCTACTAATAGCTTGACCTTTCAATACTAAGAACTGAGAAGAAGGTAAAGTACGACTAGCAGAATATATAATAGTACCAGGAGGAATAACAGAATCCACTACACTATTAATTAAATTGTCTACTTCTGCTTTAGTATAAGCATTAGTGATACCAGCATCTGCTAAAGTAGTAGGCTTATTAGAAATATCGCTATAAGATAAAGCAATATTAGTATTAACTACAGAAGTAATTCTACCTTTAGCATCTACAGTAACAGTAGGAACACTTTTAGCAGTACCAAAGCTTCCAGTATTACTATTTACATTTGAAAGAGTAGCAGTAGAAGACACGTTTGCACTTCCATTAAAATTGAAAGCTAAGGTAACATCTCCAGTTGTTGAAAGTGTTCTTGTAGTTGCTAATTGAGAAGCTATTACAGTACCAGTAGTAGGCATCTGAGTAGAAGGAATTTTACCATTAGCATCTAAAGTTGCTACGCCATTAGGAACACCTTTTTGAGCAAGTCTTACACCATTAGTACTAATTTCATTTGCAACATCATAAGCAGTTTTAACAGCATGTGCTGTAGCTGCTTTATTTGTAGCTCCACTAGTTACAGTATCATCTAACATTACCAATCCACTAACAGTAGTACTAGATGTTGGAATTGTTGCTGTTGTTGCAGAGGTAACTAGTCCTTTAGCATTATAAGTAATAACAGGAATTGTTGTTGCACTTCCATATGTATTCGCTGTAACACCAGTATTAGGAAGTGTTACATTAAGAATAGCATTAGCACTACCATTAAAAGATACGGATGGAGAAGTTACATCTCCAGTAATAGTAAATGTTCTTGGAGTTGTAAGAGTATCCGCCGTCACTGAACGAGTAACAGTTCCACTTGATAGTGAAGGAATTTGACTTAATGGAATTTTACCATTTGCATCTAAAGTTGCTACACCATTAGCAGTAGCTTTTTCAGAAGTATCAAGTTTTGTAGAAAGAGTAGAATTTATATCTGAAATAGAAGTATTAAATGTTGTAGAATTAACTTTAGCATTTAAAGCAGCTTGAGTAGCTGCACTAACAGGTTTATTAACATCAGATGTGTTATCTACATTAGACAAACCTACTGATGATTTAGTTAAAGTAACATTACCTGTTTGTGTATTTACAGACATAACATAAGGAGTAGTTTTGTCTAATTTATTATTTAAAGCTACTTGAGTAGCTGTAGAAATAGGTTTATCTATATCTGAAGTATTGTCTACATTTCCTAAATTAATTGCATCTTTAGCAAAATACCCTAGAATCCAATCTTTAATTTGGGTACTAGTTACATGATATAGTCCACGTCCGTCCTGAAGGGAACATTTCAGTTCCATCTAAATTTGGAATTTTAGCTAAAGAGTCAATTGGAGTACCATTAATATTAATAGTCATTTATTTATTTCCATTAAGAAAATATTATTTTAAAAGTGAATAATTCGAATTATTACTAGTTTTTTCACCTAAGTACAGAAAACTAGTAAACTGTTAATTACAAATTATATTATACACTAACAGGAAGAACAATCTTTCCTTGATGTTTATATTCTGTAATTGAAAAATCTTCAACTTCAAATTTATTAAAGTCTTTAATTTCTTTATTAAGTATTAACTCTGGATAATGATCATAAGGAACTCTTGAGAATTGCTTTAACAATTCTTCTACATGATCCTTATAAATATGTACATCACCAAATGAATACTTAACAACACCTACATCTAAATCACATACTTGCGCTAGCATATGAGTTACGTAGGAAATCTGGAGTAAATTGAAGGGCACGCCAAGTCCGTAAATCGGCCGATCTTTGGTGCGTAAACGCATTTAACTTTTTAGGATTTATATTAAACTTTTCAATAGCTTCAGGAATAGATAAATTTTGAAACTCTTCTAATTTATAACCTTTCTTAATTAGCTCTTTTACAATATCTTCTTCATTTTTATTAGATACATAGAACTGAATAAAAGCAGAATGACAATTAGATAATACACCTCTACCTAAATCTACATTCTCTTGAAAAGACTTTCCAGATAAAGGGATAAAACGAGGATCCCAAGCAGTCATACAAATACGTCTTGAGTAAGGATCATTCTTTAGGAGATCAATAACATATTGCATTTGATCTACACCATCAGGGACATTACCTCTAAGAACAGGACCATATAAATTACCAATAGTAGGTTTACCTGTATTCTTATCAGTAACCGTCCATTCTTGCCAAATTGATACGCCCTTTTCATCTAAATAAGTAGTGTCACTAGAACCTTTACAGAACATCCAAAGAGTTTCTATAAGAGCCCATTTCCAACCAACTTGTTTAGTATTTAAAATAGGTAATCCATCTGATAAATCAAAAGTTAATGATTCACCAAATAATCCTATAGTACCTGTTCCAGTTCTATCAGATCTCTCTTGACCTTCATTTAGAATTTTAAGTCCGAAGATCAATATACTGTTGATCAATATTCATTATCATGATAGTCCTCATAAAAGTCATCTAATACAGATGTTTGGTTATCTTGAATAGGCAATGGAGTACTACGTCTATTATTACTTCTATTTGGTTTATTTTTCTTTTTGTTAGGTAATTCATCATCGTCATACATACCACGATTCTTACTTACTTTTTGAAATCCACCAATATAACTTTTAGGCATCAGTTTTTAACAACCCTTTTACTTGTTCTAGTAGGTCTTGAGTATTTGACCAATCTTCATTAAATACAAATTGTAGATCACATTTAGTTCTATCAATTTGACCTTCAAAACTTTCAGTTGCAGCAGTACCTTTATAAGGGTCTACATCAACTTTATCTAAATAAATTGTTTTACAATTAAAATGAGAAGCTAAACAATCATGTTCAATCTTACGTCTCCAGTCATCAATAATAACAGTTTCAGCACCAATGTCTAAATTACTAATATTATATTGAGCTAAATCACCCCATACTGTATCTGTAGTTAGGGAGGATAAAAATAAACTAGCATCACAATACTGATGTCTAGGAGTAGTTTTAAAGACATCAGTTAAATTAAGTTCTTTCTTTGTTTGTGCATATTCTAAAAAAGAAACTTCTGGTTCTTTACCAAATTTTTCCATTACATCTTTATAGAGATTATAAGTAATTTCTTTAATAGGATAAGCGAAAGAGTATTTAACACTATTTGGGATTGTTCTTAAGAGTGTATCAGCGAAGGTGGACTTCCCAACTTGGGGAGCAGAGCTTGCAAGTAAAATAATATTCATATTTTATTCAACAAATCTAAAAGCACTTAATAATAGAATTTGGCATAAAGGATCTCCTTTACGAACAATTTCATTATTTCTACCATGATATGTTAAATTCAATGTCAATTCACTACTAAACTCTGGATGAATAATTTGTCCAGGACTTACTGAGAAATGATATGGCGAGGACTCTTTAGGAGTAAATAATCCTACCATTCCTTGAGGAAGTTTTAAACCAAAGCCTGAGTCAATCTTAATATGACATCCTGGTCTAAGTTCAAAACTAATAGGTGAGTAAACATCCAACGACCAACCATTATTTCCGATTGTAGGATGTTTAATATCTTGATTAAAAATATGCAAATTTTCTTTTAAGGATAACATTATTATACCAAATTTATATTATTATTCTGCTTTAAACGTTTTTAATTTTTGTTCTTTTTGAATAGTAGGTTTAGATTCTTCTACAGGAAGAAAAATAAACTCTTCTTTATCTTTAGAAAATACATCAGGAACTTCGTCTTCTGCTACTTTCACATCAATACCAGCCTCTTTAAGAGTACTAATAACTGATGAAAGAGAATCAGCAGCTAATTTAGCTTTAGCTTCTTCAACTTCTGCACTATCAAATACAGGATCTTCTCCAAATTGTAAAGTCTTAACTTCACCACCACAGAAGATATCTACTTTAATAACAGATTGAATTACTTCAACTAAAGGAGCAGTCTTATCGTAAGTTAAAATAGCTTGAGCGATAAGACCACCAGAACCAACAGTATGTATAGAATCTTCTTTTGGAAGGTCTACAAATAAGTCACGAGTATATTCACTATCATATAATCTAACAATGTCATGATTTTTAAAGATAACCATAATTTCAATAGGATCATCTACTTCTTCAATGTCTTCAACAGTAAAGTTTTCATTATGATCAATGCCAGCATGATCAACACTGACAAACCATCTTAAAAATCTAGAAAAGTACTTAACAGACCCTGCTAGTGCATACATTGCAAACTCAGTTGGAAAATCTAAATCTTCTTTATTAAGGGAACGCTCTCCACTTACGAGATCTTCATAAACCATTCCAATTTTAACAACATGTTCATTTCCAACAGTACCACCCATTGTAGCTAACGAATCCGCTGCTAAAACACCATTATGGTAAACACATACTGTCATATTATATCCTTATTTAGGTTCTATAATATCTATGTAATGTATCATTGACAGACACTTTTCTATATTTCCAACCAGGATTAATTGATCTTGCATGGAAGAATACAGCTCCATTTACAGTATCAATTCTTTTACCTTGTTTCTCAGATAAGTATAAAGATTCAGCTAATTCTTTAATTCTATTAAAAGTTGACTGATCTTTAACACTTAAACCTCTACAATACCAATGGAATTGACAAGCATGTTTTCGATCTGCTATCACTCCACATACAGTTTTAGGAAAGGCTTTATGTTGTGTTCTGTTAATAATCGCATTACCGATATTAATCATTTCATTAGAATCTCCACCTCTAGCTTCAAAATACATTGCTTTAGCTAGACATGAGATTTGTGCATTCTCAGCTTTTGCTTTAGTAGATAACACTACAAATGCAATAGTAAGAACTAAAAATGTGATTAACTTTTTAATCATTTGGGGTTTCCTTAATAATCTTTTTGGGGTTATTTTAGAAACTCATTTGATATAGAAGTATTTATTATTATAATTATTAATCTAACTCATATTAAATGAATTAAAGTGTAGTTACTTCTGAAGTAATATCGTCAGACTGTGAGTTGAGAGCCTCAGCATAAATATCATTAGCTTCTTCTACAGCAGCTAAAGCAGTCTTATGAGCTTCTTCTACTGCACGTTGCATTAACTCTTGAGGAATGATTTTTAATTCTTCAATTAAGATTTTACATAATGCATCAAGTACAGCATTCGCATACATACCTTGAACATTCAATTCATCAATATCGTTTGAATTGTGATACGCTTTTATAGCAAGGTTAGCAATTAACTTCTCTTGCTCTGGGTTTCCTTTAAAAGCTGCTTCAACATCAGCAATCATCATTTCTACAGCTCGTTCATCAGCTTCTAATTTAGCTTGGATTAAGTCTTGAATTGATGATTGGTGCTTTTGTTCAGTCATAATATTTCCATAATAGGATATTTTATTATTGTAAATGTACGAGGAGAGATAAAACTAAACGTCTTTTCTTCTCTCTTAATGTATTACAAAGTAGGCACCTAAAGATATAAGCATATATCCAATAGAAGCTACTAAGAATGTAAGCCCTGAACTAGAATAATAGTATTCTTTTAGTACAGAGATTAAACATCCAAGCAATAACGCTTGGAATAAAGTAATGTCTTTCCAAATAAAAGGAGAGATCATATATAAAAAATAGGATAAAGCAAATAATGCTAAAATAGCATAACCAATTCGATTTGTAATAGATTTAAGATCGGAAGAGCGTCGTGT